AATCTATCCCAATAGGGAAGTGTCTCTTGATGTTTAGCTTCATATATAAACATATACATCTTTCCCAACTCCAACTCCACTCTAGATACAAAGTTATCGGTTTGTCTCTGAAGTGAATCAGGTGTAATTTTTATATCTCTAAGTTGAGAACGAAACCAATCGAGAGATTCTACAGACCTCTTTTGTATACTGGATGGTAGTTCGTTTTCTAAACGTTCAAGAAGTTTTCCCATCTAACTATTTATGCATTTATAGTAGATGCTCTTCAGTTAATATTCGAAACCCCATTCGTCTGTCTGCACAAAACTCTTCTGCAGCTTTCCATTTTGCTTGGTTTATCATATAGGTTGCACATTCCTGTAGATATCTTCTTGTTTGTCGTTTAGGTTGTTTGGGGGGACTGCACTGTTTTTTAGGTTTGACTTCTATGAGTTCACGAACACTTTGACCCTTACTGTTTACATACTTAATATAGAAGTCGGGAAAGTATCGATGCACTTTTTTGTCAATAGGTGAACGATAGGGTATGATGACTTCTTCACTTCCCCATTCTATAATGGCAGGGTTATTATCACAATAGACCATGAATCTTCTTTCCCATAATGAACGATAGAAGATTTGAGTGGGGTCACCCTTATACTTTTTATAGTTCTTCGGTTTGAACTTTCCTGAATAAGACATAAATAACAGTAAACACTTTAAACTATTTATAAGGTTTCTAATATGCCCTCAATTTCAAAACTATTGAATAAAGTAAATCAAGCAAAGTCAGCAGTCAATTCTGTTAAAGGAATTCAATCTAAGTTGTCTAACATCAACTATGCAAGTGTAGCGAATACAGATGAACTACTTGAACAAGCAGAAAAGGCAAAAGACTTATTAAACAGTAGAAGACAATCTTTAGAAAGTTCTTTAGATGCATCAAATGTTGCAAAGAATAAAGCTAAAAAGGTTCCTTGCACAAACTTTACTGAACTCATGTTTCCTATTAATGATGAGTTAGAGAACTCAATCATTTTTACAACTAGACAGAGAAAAAATCGTGCATCATCATCTAATGATGTGTCTAGAAAAAGTCTACTATCATCTGACGAACAAGTGGAGATTCAACTCTATGTTCCTGATGAACTTAGCTCGTCATCAAATGTTCAATATGAAGCACAAGGTGTTGGTTCAGGTGCAAGGTCAGCAATCCAAGCTGCTGGGGGTTTGTCACAGATTGGACAAGGTAATGTATTAGACGGATTAGGTGAGATGGGACAAGCTGCAATGACAGCTATATCCACAGGTCTACAAAATATGATGAACTCTGCAACAGGTAATGTGATGTTCTTTTTACAAGGTAAGGCAACTAATCCTATGCAAGAACAAATGTTAAAAGGTGTAGACTTTAGAACATTTTCATTTAACTATATCTTTTTTCCTAAGTCACAACAAGAAGCACAGATGATTAACGACATCATCTATTATTTTAGAACTGCAATGTTACCTGATACCTATCCTGCAATGGGTGGTGGTGGAGATGACCCGTCAGATGTAGAAGGATTCTTTAACTATCCTAATGTTTGGGATATACAATTCGGTGGGCCAATTGCAGAAAAGGTAGACGGATTCCTTCCATGTGTATTAACCAAGTGTGATGTAAACCACACAGGTGGACTTAAGTTCTCTACTTACTATGACGGTCAACCAATCAAGACTTCCATGTCATTAGACTTTGCAGAAATTAAAATTCTCACTCAGGAATCTTATCAAGAGATTACTGCAAATCCAAAAGGTGGACAATCAGGATTGAAGTCTATGGATAGTATCTTAGATACTAGGACTGGGGGTTAAAAGTGGCTAATCAATTATTTAAAAATTTTCCAAAACTTCAATATAAACTTTCTGATGGAAGAGTTATAACTATTCTAGATTTTTTTCGTAAAGCAAGAATAGAACAAGTTTCAATCCCTAGTTTAACAAACTACACCTATTATGAAATTCTAGACGGTGAAAGACCCGATGTTGTAGCTGCAAAGTTATACGGAGACAGTGACCTACACTGGACACTATTCTTAGTTAATGAATACACTAACTACTACCAATGGTATCTAGATCAAGAATCCTTTGGGTTGTTTATGGATGAGAAATATCCAGGCCAGGCATTAATAGCTGCAAACTATTCTGACATTGTAAATTCAACTAGTAAGTTTGTTTTAGGTGAGAAAATTACAACTCCTTCAGGTAAGGAAGGAAGAATCATAAAAATAGAACCTGAACACAAAAGAATCTGCACAGCTGCAGATAGTTTCGTAAATGGAGAAGTAGTCACTGGTTCAATCAGTGGAAAGTCCTTTACTATTCAAAGTGCAATTTGGGAAAAAGATGCAGTAGAATACTATGAGAATGCAGATGGTTTTAAACGAAATCATGCAGGAGATGGTTGGACTGAAGTATCTAAATACGACCACGAGTATGAACACAACGAAGAAAGAAGAAACATTAAAGTAATTAAACCTGAGTTTATAAAGAGAGTAGTCTCAGAGTTTGAAAGAGTGATGAAAAACTAATGAGTGAAAATTTTATACAGGGTCAATTTTCAATTGAAGCCCTGACCCTAATAAACCAATATGGTGAATCAGTTGACATTAGAGGTTTGACTGATTCTTTTTATTTATTTGAAAGTATCTATGAAAAATTTATAACTGCACAACTTGGAATTATTGATGGTTTAGGATTACTAAAAAATTATCGATTTTCAGGACAAGAGTTTATTCGTATTGCAATTAAACAAAAGGAAGGAATGGGTGAAGATGCACCTGTTGAATACACTATCGATAAAACATTCAGAGTATATAAAGCAGGTAACATAGTTCGTGCAGAAGAAAAGGTAGAAGGGTTTATTTTATATTTGATTGAACCAAGAGCATTTAACTGTATTAGAACAAGATTGAGTAGAGTGTTACGAGGTTCTTACGATGACATGTTAGAAAATGTTTTAGTAAACGAAGCAAAAATACCTACTGAGGAATTCGACCATTGGGAAGAAACTGTCCCTGATAATTTCCAATTTATCTGTCCTAACTGGACAGCTGGTAAGGTGATAGATTATTGTGTAAATAATGGGGATACAGGTTTATCGTCAGATTGGAGAAATAGTATGTTTTTCTTCCAAACATTAAACGGTGGATTTAGATATCAAAGTGTGGGGGACATGTTCACAAAAGAATTTCCTCTACCATTTTCTTTCCGACCTAGAAATTCAGACCCTAACACAAATGAAGCTGATTTAAATGCAAAGGGGGGATTGAACACTCAAATTTTATCATTTAATAAACCTCAAGTATTTGATACCTTAACAGGAACCGTTGGTGGTGCATATGCATCTATGATGAAAACATATGACCCTGTTAGAAAGATTGAGGAAGATGTTATTTTTGATATGAAAGAAACATTTGAAAGAGGTCAACATCTTTCGGGACATCCAATGATACACATAGAAGATGATTATGAATATGTATTCACATCTGAGAATCAAACAGATGCAGAACAATCACCACCGATTACTGAATTAGATGTAGACCTACCACCCAATAAACACTTTACTAGTTTAGTAGATTATGACATACAAATGAATCATTCCTACGATGACAGCAGTGATATATCAACTAATGATGTATTTAAAGGTATTGATAATAAAGACAATGCAAAATTAGAAAGAAGAGCTTTACTCGAAACACTCCAACAAAATAGAATTGAAGTTACTATTCCTTTAAGAACAGATTTATCAGTAGGAACAATTATCATTTTAAAACTTCCTTCAAATGAACCAACTTCTGAACAAGATATAACAGATAAATTAAACGATGGTAGATATTTGATTACAGACATCAATATTGTTGGTGAACCACAAAAAGGTGCTGGGGTGATGAACATTGAATGTGTAAAAGAGAGTTACATGGATAAACTAATAAATGTTAAACCATTACTCTCTACTGCAAATCCTGAGGTATTATAATAATGCAAACATTTTATGGTATAGTAGAAGACAGAAACGACCCACTTAAAATTGGAAGGGTTCGTGTTCGTGTGCATGGTATTCATACAGACAATAAACAAATGATATCGACACCCGATTTACCATGGTGTCAAGTTCTTCTTCCTACAACCAGTGCAGGACTCTCAGGTATTGGAACACAACACGGACTCGTTGAAGGGTCAACAGTGTTTGGTGTCTTTAGAGATAAAGACATGCAAGACCCCATAGTATTTGGTGTTGCAGCTGGTATAAGTCAAAGTGGATACAGAGAAACATCAACGGATGAACTTTTATCTCGTGGTGTCGATAAAGGATTCAACGACCCTAGACGATTAACATTGAATGCATATGTAGACACACCCGATGGCCCAAATCCTCAACATGCACCTAACAGACCACATGGTCTTACCCTTGCAATGGATACTGCACCCAAGTCACCTGAATCTTTAGATATTAAATACGATTCAACTGGGTCAAAAATTACAGAACAGGAAGTCACAGAAGATAAACTTCCATGGTATCCATTATATGTAGATGACTCAGATTTGTCAAATCTTGCACGAGGTGAAAAACTAAACCATGCAATTAAAGAGACAGAAGAAGAAAGACCTGAAGAACAAAAACTACTAGATGATTTTGTAGACGTTCAGTCAGAACCCGTATATCCTTTTAACAAAGTTATTCAATCAGAGTCAGGTCATGTTTTTGAAATGGATGACACTGTTGGAAAAGAACGACTAAACATTCATCATAGGTCAGGAACCTTCCATGAGATTCATCCTGATGGTTCTGAAGTAACTAGAGTTGTGAACAACAACTACACTGCAATTTTAAAAGATGATAAGTTGTATGTGGCTGGTAATGTTGATTTGCAAGTTGGTTATGGTAATGTTACCATTAATGTTAGCACTGGGAATGTAGTGACTAATGTTGCAAAGGGTAATGTAGACATGACAGTTTCAGAAGGTAATGTAAATTCAACCATAACTAAAGGAAACTTTACAGGAACAATCGGTGGGACAACCGATGTAACCTCAGAAGGTAAGATTACAATTACAGGTAATAACACTACAGAGATTATTTCTAACACTACGGTGACAGGGACACTTCATGTAACTGGTGTCCAAACTAATGATTCTACCATCCATGCAAAAGGTGACATCTCTACAGATGCAGGTAACGGCCCAACACTTGCAACACATAAACACAAGTATAAGGTTCCAGTCCATGTTGCAAGTAATTCAGATACAGATAAACCTAGTTAGGATGTATAAATAGTATAATGGTTGATATAGTTAATAAAGCAAAAATAGTAGTAAATGACAATCTATATTCTGACATAGACCTACTCTTTTCTGCTCACCCCATTACAGGTGATGTGAGTAGACGGACAGACTCAGATGCAATCAAGAGGTCAGTAAAAAACATAGTATTAACTAATTACTATGAAAGACCATTTAAACCTAGTTTAGGTGGTGGTCTAAGAAATATGCTTTTTGAATTAGACACAGATAGAAGACTACAACGTGTTCAAAAACAATTAAAGAATACTATTGAAACTTTTGAACCTAGAGTTAGTAATGTTTTCATCACGTTAAACAAACTTGATAATAACGAACTGAGTGTAACTGTGAACTACTCTATAAAATCAGGACAACCATCACAACAGACACAGTTTAATATAAGAAGGACACGATAATGACAACTAAAAGTTCACAGATTAATGTTACAGATTTAGACTTTGAAGGTATTGGTGATAATCTTAAGAACTATCTTAAGGGACAAGACAGATTAAAAGACTATGACTTTGAAGGTTCAACCCTTTCAGTCATTATTGACCTTCTTTCTTATGCATCACATATCAGTGCAGTAAACACTAACATTGCAGCTTCAGAGTTATTCTTAGACTCTGCACAAATTAGAAAAAATGTAGTGTCACGTGCAAAAGATTTGGGATTTGTTCCTGCATCTGAGAAAGCATCAAAGGCTATCGTTGAGATGAGTCTTAGAAATGTTAGAAATGCAGATGGAACATTCCCTACACTTAATGAAATGACTCTCTTAAGAGGTTCAAGATTTCAAACAGTGTTTGACGGTTCAACTTATGAGTTTGTAGTTTCATCTTCAGTTAAACCAACACAAAACAGTGCAACCTATAACTATGTGGACATTCCACTTGTTCAGGGAACTTACGTAACAGATGTATTTGTATACGACAGACAGGTTAAAAATTCTAAGTTTGTATTATCAAATGAGAGAGTAGATAGAGCATACATTGATGTTGCAGTTAACTCAGGTGGGACTTCAACAACATTCAGTCTTTCAACAGATGTATCAAACATTAATACACAGAGTGCAGTCTACTACACCCAAGAAAACGAAGAAGGTCACACTGAAGTATATTTCGGTGACGGAGTATTAGGTAAGGAACTTTTAGACGGTGACATTATCACTGTTACTTATATTGTTGTTTCAAAAGAACATGCTGAAGGTGCAAAAACATTCCAACAGTTGACAACCATCAATGGATTCAGTGATTCAGTAATCACCACTATTGAAAAAGCAGCTGGTGGTTCAGAGAAAGAATCAATAGAGTCTATCAAATTTAAAGCAAACAAATTCTACACTTCACAAAACAGACTAGTGACACTTAACGACTATAAAGCAAAAGTATCAGAGTATTATCCAAATGCAGATGCAGTTGCAGTGTGGGGTGGTGAAGATAACAGCCCACCTGAATACGGTAAGGTGTTTCTTGCAATCAAACCTACAAACAATGACTACTTAACAACAGAAGAAAAAAGAGTTATTAGAAATAAACTTGATCAGTTAAACATGTTAACTGTAAGACCAGTTATTGTAGACCCTGCAATCGTTAAGATTATTATTTCAACAACATTCAAATACAATCCAAATTTCACACAGTTATCAAAAGGTGAACTGGAGACAATAGTATCTAATGCAATTATAAACTATGATGATATGAATCTGAATAACTTTGATTCTATCTTCAGACATTCAAAACTAGTGAATGCAATCGATGAAGCAGAAACATCTGTTCTTTCCAATATTACAAATATTCGTTTAAGAAAGAGAGAGTCAGTTACAATAGGACAAAACTTAGGTTTCTATGCAGACTTTGCTAATGGTTTCTACCATCCTAATGATACCTATAACAAATCAGGTGGTGGTATTTTATCAACCACAGGATTTTATGTTCAAGGAGATTCAGTCAACGTCCAATACTTTGACGATGACGGGTCAGGCAACCTGAGAAGATACTATCTCTCGGGTGCAGTAAGAGTTTACCAAGATAATCAAGCTGGTTCAGTTGATTATTCAAACGGAAAAATAACAATTGGGTCTATCACAATAACTTCTACAGTTAATACAGATAGTTCCATTGATTTCACTGTTATACCTAACAGTTATGATGTAGTAGCAACTAGAGGTAATCTAATTGATATATCTGCGTCAGACATTTCGGTAAAAGGTGAAGTAGACACCATCGCAAGTGGTGAATCGAGTGCAGGTGTTGGATATCGTTCAACATCGAGCTCAGACTATTAATAATGAAAGGAGTGATCAGGAGTCCCCTGAGTAGTTTCCCATTAATTTGGATTAAATAAGGAGAAAACCAAAATGGCAGATAAAAAAATAAGTGCATTAACACAAGTTGCAGATTCAGACATCGGTGCCGATGATCTTTTGCATATTGTAGACAACCCTGGCGGCACACCAGTAAATAAGAAGATGACTATTGGTCAGCTTTTTGAAAATATCCCAACGCATTTAGCGATTGACGATATTAACACACTGACAGCAACAGCATCAAACCTTGCATCCACTTTTGCAACAGCAATTGATGGTTCTGCATTTTCAGCTAATGTTGCATTTACATTAGATGACGGAACAGATACAGGACAGATTAAAGTAATCTATGCCTCAACTGAACCTGCATCTAGTTACAGTGCAAACATCACTGTATCATCATGGGGGTATTCAACAGATACCACAGAACAAATTATTCTTGATTCAAGAGGTGAAGCTGTGATTTGTATTTGGGACGGTTCTAACTGGTTCCCAATTTCAACTGTTGGAGCTACATTAAGTTAAGGTAACCTCTAAATGTCACACCAAGAGTATATCTCTGAAAAATTAAGTCACAGACTTCCCTCTCTGCTCCCCGAGCATTTGAGAGAGGAGTCTCCTGCACTTGAACAATTCTTAAGAGCATATTTTGAATTCTTGGAAGCTGAGATTCTAGTTTTAGAATCTCAGAGTGACCTAGACGGAGTTGCATTGGAAGATGGTCAAGGTTCTCTTTTATTAGAGACTGCGACCGTCTCTCCATCTCCCGATCAAGACACTTCTAAAGTTATCAATGAAAGAAGTGCAACAAATACAAAGTCATATGCAGACCCATTTATCGTAGGTGAATATATCTACGGTAAGACCAATGGTGCTGTATCTCGCATTGATGTTATCAATGGAAACATATTATATGTTAAAGCCGTTTCAGGAAACGGTTACTCTCCAAAAGAAGTTGTAGAGGGTAGAGATGGTGGTCAAACTGCAATTGTTAAATCTTATAAAGAAAATACAATTACTGCTAGTAATAGACTTTTAGACTATTCAGATATTGACCATACCACAGAAGATTTCTTAGACTATTTTCAGAAGGACTTTGTTCCTTCACTTGATTTAAGAAATGTTGTCAACAAACGTTTGACAATCAAGAACATTAAAGATTTATACAAGAAAAAGGGAACACAAGAATCAGTTCAGTTCCTAATGCGTTTGTTGTTCGGTCAAGATGCAGAGATTAGATATCCCGACAACGAAACCATGTATCTTTCTGATTCAAACTATAATCAGAGAAGAAGCCTTGCAGTTAGAATGACCTCAGGTATTCCAAGTGCAACAGACAAAATTACAGAATACTACGATGACACAAATAGAAGAATCGTTACTGCACAAGCTAATGTTGAGAATGTATATGCAATTGACACAAATAGTGGTATATACTACTGTGACATAACTCAGAACCATTATGGTGAGTTCACTATTGGTAAGGATGTATCATTCTTAGATAGAGATGAAATCACAGAATACCGTGGTGAAATCCTTGGTATCATATCAGATTTTGATAAAGGAACAGAGTCTTCCTCTATTTTTATTTCACACGATGACGATGGTATTATTACATTAGAATCAGGTTTAGCTGCATCATATGACGGTGATTACGAACCACACAAACCAAACTTAGAAACAACAGTTGGTGGTGCATTAACATTAGAATATAATAGAAGTGGTTCTATGTATTCTATCAATGACAAACTAAACTTCAAAGGTGCAGTAGATAACACTAGAGATGCAGATGAATCATTAACAGTCATCAGTGCATTGTTATCAGGAACCGTAGACGAAATCTATATTGAAGACGGTGGTCTTAACTACGAAGGTGGTGAGATGGTTGTCTTTGAAGAAGACGGAACGGAAGGTAACGGTGCAGAAGGTATAATCGGTTCTACTGGTGACGAGATTGTATTAGAGAATGCAACCTACTGGGGTCAATTTGAAATACATGCAGAGACCAATGGTCAAACACTATTCGGTGGGCCTGGAGTCAAAGATGTTAATGGTAGATACATTGTCTTCAATGATAATCAGATTGATGTCTATGTTGATGGTGTTCTTCAAGTTAAATCTGCATACACATCTCAGAACGATAGAGTTACATTTACAAGTGGATTAAATGCAGGTCAGATAGTTGAGATATACACTCAGTATAATAGACTGTTAAATGAAAATGGTAGTGTCATTAACTATGATGGCTACATCGATTCTGCAACAAACACACTGGTTTCAAACGATGGTAGAATTAGAAGTATACAAATCAATGACGGTGGTGTAGGTTTCACTAAACCACC